CTTGATCTTCTTGACTGCAACGGGAAGGGGTTTACGACCGGCCATGTGGACTAAAAAAAAGAATTTCAATTTGCACGCGCAAAAAATTGCGCAAGCGCACGCATCTTTGGGTACCAAACGTAGAGATTCAGACCCCCTACCCCCCTGCACTGCGCCGCGAAGTCTCCGCAGCCGTCTTGCGGTTATGGCAAGGCACACACAGTGCTTGCAGATTGGCTGCATCCAGGCGCGCACCACCGTCTTTGATCGGTACAACGTGGTCAACCACCGTTGCAGCGACCGTTAGCCCTTGGTCAGCACACGCCCGGCAAAGGGGGTGCAGGCGCAGGAGACTGGCACGCAAGCGCCGCCAATTTGCCGATTGATAGAACCCGACCTCGGTATCAAAACTACGCCTTGCGCGCCCGTAATCCCGATGAACAAGCGCACGGTGGGCGGCGCAGTAGCCAGGCGTTGAGAGCACAGCCATACATCCCGGGTATCTGCAAGGAGTAGGCGCACTTCTTGGCATCTCAATCAACTTTCAAGGAATAAGCGACACGTCGCGAAATCAACTTGGCTTCTTCTTGAATCAGAGCGTCAATGCTCTACATCGCAACGCACACAGGAGATTGCAATGACCACCGAAGCCGCCACCACCTTCACCCTCGACGAGCTTGGATTCATCCAGCTCGCCCTGAACAAGGTCCTGGTCGCAGTCGCCAACGGCGAGCTTGACCTCAACAACCTTGCCCGCAAGGAACTCGCCAACCGGGGCCTGGACAAGCAAGGCCAGTGGGTTGGTTTTGACAAAGCCAATCAGATCCACAACGCATGAGGACCCGAACCATGAAACAACCCGACAAACAAAAAGTCATCGAGAAGATCGCGCTCGACCATCTGTTCATCGAAACGCTGGAGACCCAGCACCGCGATCGGCTGGACTTTCATGACGTCTCGGTCTGGGCGGTCAAGAGCGCCCTTGAAGCCGCCTACGCCGCAGGGATCGCAGCAGCACAAAACACATCAACAACATCGAAAGGCAAGAAATGAAACTCACGGACACCCAGCGCAGCCTGCTCGAAGCAGCGGCCAAGCATCCTCAAAAACTGTTGACCGACTTCCCGGCCAACCTCAAAGGCGGCGCACTCATCAAGGTGCTCACCGCCCTGGGCAACGCAGGACTGATTGCCCCACACAACAAGACTCCCGAGGGCAACACGCAGTTCGTGATTTCCACCGCAGGCCTGGAATCGATTGGCTTGACCCCTCAGCAACCACCCAAGCAGCGCGAGGGCACCAAACAGGCCACCCTGATCGAGTTGCTCAAACGCCCAGAGGGCGTAAGCCTGGCCGAGATGGTTCAGGCCACCGGCTGGCAGCAGCACACCGTGCGAGGTGCCATGGCAGGCGCCCTGAAAAAGAAACTGGGCCTGAACATCGTGTCAGACAAGACCGATGGGCAGGACCGCAAGTACCGCACCACCACCGAAACCGTTTGAGCCGCCTATGAAAACATTGACGATCACCATCGAGCGAAAGCCAATCACCGTGAATTTCGACGGCAAGAGCATCGAAGTAGATGAACTGGGCATCCGACTACCCTTTGGCAGAAAACCCGCTGACATCACAGAAATCGCCGCTTACGGTGACTACACGGTCTATGTCTCCGACACCCGCGAGATGACTGCTGAGGAATTCGACGGCTTTGCGATGAACCTATTGATGTCACGCGACTGGCTCAAGGGCAAAGGCGGCTACATCGGCAACGGCAGACTGTGCGTAATGGTCCACGCCCCAGGTCGTCCTTACCTCTTCATAGACCCATCCGGCGGGGATTACGCCCGGTACGTCGCTCGCTTGGGCTGATCTGCACCCGAATTTCCCGGGCAATTAAGATCAGGAGCCCTGCCCCGCAGGGGTCTCTTGCACCGGTGCATCGCCAGCACTGGTGGTCAGCTCGGCAAACTTCACGCCATCCTCCGAGCGCACCGCCTGCTGACCGGTGTACTCCTCCCAGCGCTTGACGATCACATCCACGAACTTTGGATCGAGTTCCATGAGCCGTGCCTGACGCCCGGTCTTCTCACAGGCAATCAGGGTGGTGCCCGAGCCACCGAAGAGGTCCAGCACGATGTCCCGGCTCTTGGACGAATTCTTGATGGCCCGCTCGACCAGCTCGACCGGTTTCATGGTCGGGTGCAAGTCATTGACCCGAGGCTTGTTGTAATTCCAGATATCCGACTGATCGCGGTCACCACACCAGAAGTGATCAACGCCTTGTTTCCATCCGTACAGGATAGGTTCGTACTGACGTTGATAGTCCGATCGGCCAAGGGTGAAAGTGTTCTTGGCCCAGATGATGAAAGTAGACCATTTGCCGCCTGCATCAATCCATGCTTTTTGTAGCGTGTGCAGTTCTGAGGAGCTCATGCAGACGTAGCAGGCTCCTTTGGTCACCACCAGCAAGTTAAGGCAGGCGTCGTACAGAAATTGGTAGAAGCCGTCGCCCAAGGCGTCGTTGAGGATACGTCGATCTTTGCCCCGCATCTTGTCCTTGGCGCTGTTGCCATAGTCCACGTTGTAGGGCGGATCGGTGAATGCCATGTCCGCGAGTTGCCCACCCATGAGGCGTTCCACATCTGACAAGACCGTTGAGTCGCCACACAGGAGGCGGTGGTTGCCGAGAATCCACAAGTCCCCAGTTCTGGATACGGGATCTACTGGTGCTTCTGGGATTGCATCATCTTCGGTCAAACCACCGCCTACTTGATCACCATTTAGCAGGCGCTCAATCTCATCGTCCCCAAAGCCGAGCAAGTCGAGATCAAAATCCACGCCTTGAAGCTCTTGCAATTCGAGCTTGAGTAACTCTTCATCCCAACCCGAGTTCAACGCGATTCGGTTGTCGGCCAGGATGTAGGCCTTCTTTTGTTCAGGACTCAGATGGCCCAGCTCAATGACGGGCACCTCTGCTAATTCAAGTTTTCTGGCAGCAGCCAAACGGCCGTGGCCAGCGATCACGCCCTTGTCGCCGTCAGTCAAGATTGGATTGGTCCAACCGAACTCACGAATGCTGGCAGCGATCTGGGCGATTTGTTCTTCACTGTGGGTGCGGGCGTTTCGCGCATACGGGATGAGCGAATCGACCGGGACCATTTGGATCTCGGGTTTCATGAGCAAATCAGGGGAGTAGTGCTGCCCTTGATCGCAGTGAATGCGCCAACAGGAAGCAGAAATGAAAAGTGGAAAGGAATGTCTTGCACTCCTTTCCACACCGTAGCTGAAAATGTACGCTCAAATGGGATGATTTGTTGCAAGGGCTAAATTCGCTCACCCACCACCTCACGCCCGCACTACATATCAACCTCTCCAATTCCCTCTAATTTCCTCTGTGAAATACCCAAGGCGTTGAGTTGATCTGCCACCGTCTGCAACGCTCGTTGCCAACGTCGCCAAGCAGTGGTCCTGTCACACGCAAATCGACGACCGATCTGATGCCAGCCATATCTCTTGGCACGCATCCAGACTAAATGCCTCTGGTCTATCTCAAGCCATTGGACCCACTTCATGGTCTCCAGCATTCTTTCAATTGCCTCAGGGCTTGGGCTCATTGGCCTGTACACCCGCTCGGTATCTGGGTAACGAGAGGGTGTTTGCATGGCCAGTGACATCCATGGATTGTTGTAACCCTGAACGCGGACGGGTGGAAGTCGGTAGGCCGTATGAGCGGCGTCAAGAAACCGGGCTTCCACATCATCCATGCCCCATATAGGTTTTCTATCCATGCTTACCTCCTGAACCATAGAGGCGCTCGCCAATACGACGAATGAACTCCCGCTCAAGGAAGTCCAGCCGTTCGTCTTGATCTGAGACAACCAGGATGTGTTGCTCACGCCAACCTGAACGCTTGACAGCATCCAGATCTGTCACGACAGGCTGCACTTTGCCAAGAGCGCAGCGATACGGTTGTGCTGGGACTTTCATCTCACGCCTCCTGTGTCGTCTGACGATCGCGTGCCAGATAGGCCAATGCAATTGCGTCTGCTTCGTTGTCGTCTGCAGGTTGGTGACCACGTGCTTGAACGCTTGCGATCATTTCTTCCTTACCTGCATTGCCCTTGCCGGTTGCATGCTTCTTGATCGTGCCGACCGGTATGCCTTCGTAGGGGATCTGATGGTGCTCACACCAGGCTGTCAGTTGGCCCATGAAGCCACCGTATGCATGGGCGGCATCCACACCCACATGCCTGCGTACTTCTTCAAACACGACCAGGTCAACGCCTGTGGTGCATTGCTTCACGTCCGTGAGCCAGCGTTTGAATTTGAGGAATCGCATGCCACCACCTTCGAAGCGTTGGGGCTTAAAGGATTGACTTCCACTTGTGATCTGACCGTCTGCATCCATCAAGGCCCATCCAGTCGTTGTGCCCAAGTCCAAGGCAAGAATCGTCATGTTCATTTCATCTCCAGAATTTGATCGGGTGACGGGTTGGACAGGTTTCACGGTTACTCCTCTATCGTGTGTGTGCGCGCACGCGTGAGGGGTTAATCAGTAAGACTGTCAAATCCGTCACCATGGTTTGGTTCAATCGTCTCGGTATGGGTAGCCACTGCCGCTATGAGGCTTAGGTCGTAGACTGATTCCCGCGATTGCGCGCGCACCGCCATGCAGTCGGCATTTCTCGAACTTGCGGGTCGACATCAGCTCCGAGAACCGCTTTATCGAGCCCACGTACTCGCCAGCACGCTCGGCCCACTCACGCCAATCAGTGAAAAGGTTCGATACGCCTTCGCGATGGGTCTTGCTCAAAATGCAGCGCTCTTCGATCCACTGACCCAGGGCGTCTTCCGCTTCGAAATACTCTTCGGTTGCCGATACCACGCACTCGGGTGGACGCAGGCCATCGCGTTGCCACGCGAGGCACCCTTCGACCGCCCAGGCCAAAATACCGTCACGCTCTGCGTACAGTTTCTCGGTCAGCTTGCCGTCACGCCTCTCGGGCGGGATCGTCACCGTGAAGGGGATCAAGTGCAGACGCCGCTTCATCGCCTCATCCACATTGCGAATCGATGGCTTGTGGTTGCCTGCGATCAGCAGCTTGAACTGCGGGATGTACTCGAAGAAGTCCTGACGCATGAAGCGAGCAGACACCTTGTCACCACCCGTGATGGCCTTGACCTTGGACTCATTCCAGCGCCTGCCTTGCTCGGTTTCCACTGACGCGACAAAGCGTGCGCCGCGCAGACCTGCCAGGTCGGTCGGGTGACGATCGCCCCGGGCATCCATGAAGGTGTCCATGGGTGCGCTCGTGGCGTAGTCGCCCAAGATGCTGGCTAAGGTATTCACGAACACCGACTTGCCGTTCGCGCCGGTCCCGTACAGGAAGAACAATGCATGGGCACTGGTTGCACCGGTCAGGCAGTAGCCCGCCATGCGCTGCAAGTACTCCTGCAAAAGCAGGTCGCCGCCGGTCACGTCGTTCAAGAACGCCTTCCACTGGGGACAGTCACCCTTTGGCGTGGCCGTCGCAATCTTGGTCATGCGGTCTGCACGGTCATGCGGACGCGTGACGCCCAACTTGAGGTTCACTACGCCACCAGGGGTGTTGAGCAAGAACAGGTCTGCGTCCCACTCCTCAGTGGTGGATGCATGACGGCGATCCGACCTGGCCATACGATCGACACCACCCACGGTGCTACTGGCGAGCAACTTGGCTGCCAGGCGATGCGAGTCCACCTTGAGCGCGGCCTCACGGCAGATGGCGCGAATGAGGTGATGAGACATCAATGTCTCATCGGGTTGCCAGCGGCAACCGGTCCACACCAGCCACTTGCCCCAAGCCGCGCAATAGCGCCACTCGTCTGCATAGCGGGAGGTGAACGCCAACGTCAATGCATCGTCGGTTGCCCACACCGTGGCGTCCTGAGACGTCATGGCCTTGGTGGTCTTCACGCACATACGCGGCCCAGAGGCAATGAACGTGGTCACATCAAAGCCCTCGTCCATTGCATCGGCAGCGTCCCAGCCATCAGCCTTGTCATCGGGCGGCAAGAGAACATCGCAGGAATGCGCGCCCGCATCCAGGACAGCTTGCGCCGCCGTCATGGCGTACTCCCAGCCTGGCTTGTCTCGGTCGGGCCAGATCAAAATGGCCTTGCCTGTAAGTGGTGACCAGTCGGTTTTGTCCACAGGGGCATTGGCCCCGTGCATGGCAGTCGTGGCTGTGATTCCAGCTGCGATCAATGCCTGGGCACACTTCTCACCCTCGACCAAGATCACTCGTTCGGCAGCGAGCATCCCCGGCTGGTTGTACAGCGGGCGAGGATCGGGTGGAGCCATCTTGCGACGCTTGGCATCCCAAGGCCGGAACTCCTTCTTGCCCCCTGGCGGGTCATAGCGATAGACCACTGCAATCAGATGACCGGTGGGGTCAAAGTAATCCCACTTGGCCGTGGCTGGTCCCAACTCGTCGACCGGAGCATTTTTCTTGGCTTTACGGGATTGGGTCGGTACTGCCTGGCCAACCAGATCCGCCGCGTAGTCCAACACCCGAGGAAAGTCGGTCTGCACATCGACGCCCAGGTAGGCTGCGATCAGACCAAAGATGTCACCGCCATCACCGGTAGCGCGATCGGTCCACAGACCTGCTTTCTCTGCGTCGAGCACCACCTCAAGGCTGTCGCCGGGGCTGCCCAGCACATCTCCCATCAGAAATTTTCCACGACGTTTTTTGCCTGCGGGAAACAGTGTGCAGAGCACCGACTCCAGACGAGCTATCAGCGCCGCACGCAACTGCTCGCGGGTGGTTTCGGTGTCCTTGTGCTCGGGTGAGTCGTTGTCGTTGAAATCAAGCATCCGACGACTCTCCCTGCGCATTTGCTTCGGCTTCTGCTTGCGCTTGCGCGTGCATCCAAGCCATCAGCTCGCTCACCTTGAAGCGGACCATCTTGCCGACGCGGTAATGCGGCAGGCCAAGACGCTGGCGATCTTTGGGGTTCGTGAGCAAGTACATCGGCAGCTTCAGGCAGAACGCTGCCTCTCGTGCATCGACCAGTCGCTCGGTAAGAATTTGATTAACGTCCGTCATTGTTTTGTCTCCAGCATCGGTCCTGCCATGCGCACATCCGGCATTCAAAATGAGTGGGGTCTTGATAGGCGCGAACGAGAAGCTCGCCCGCCTCGGTTGCAGAGATCACCTTGAGCGCACGGTCAGACATGCGCTGCGCAAGCGCCGCATCAAAAGGCACCAGCTCTGTGTAGATCTCCATGGTGTCGGCGTTCACCGCCGTGAAAACCGCAGGGTTTTCGTGCAGCTCCAGGTAAGCCTGATACAGCACCACTTGGGCGTGATAGATCGGCTTAGAGATGGCCAGCTTGTTCTTCTCGAGGTCACGCCACGACTTGGAACCGAGGCACTTGTTCTCCCACAAAGCGGGGTACTTAAAGCCATCGGGACCGCCGACGATCACGCCATCAATGTGTCCGGCCAAGCGGCCATCAAGCGCAGCAAAGCCAAACTGCTCACCATTGGCTTTGGTCGTGCGCAGGTCAAACCCTGCATCACGCAGCCACTGGATCATGCTGTCCTCAGAACGATGGCCACGCTCAAAGATGCGCAGCAAGCGACCAGGATGCTCACGCCCAGGATCCACGGGAGCCTTGGCGAACTCGTACTGCAAGGCACGCTCACACGAGACGCCCAAACGTGAGGCGCCGAGGTAACTTCTCGGGCGTTGCTTGGCATGCACACGCTGCATTCCGGCATCAATCAGCGCGCTGACCTGGCCAGCGATGCTGGAGGTGGAGTTGAAATCCATCATTTCTTGTCTCCCTCCACCACCCAGGGCAAGTCATCCTCCAGATCCGCGAACGGATGGGCCAGAGGATCAGGCGTTGGTGGCAGTCCACGCACGGGTGGGAATTTCGTCTGCTCGTGATGCGCCAGCATCGCGTCGGTCCAGCATGTCACGATGGCATCGATGACGCGCAGGGCTTCCGCTTCTGAATACTCGCCCAGTGGTTTGTCGAATCCAATCTCGCCAGCCGACTCTCCGAATGCCTTAAGGCATTTCTTCATTGAGGCCAGTTCAATGTCAGAGGGATCGATCATGGGTACCTCCTTCAGATCGATTCGCCCATCGAGCGCGCGCTGCCAGTTCCCGTACATCGCATGGAACGTGTCCTGACATTTTTTCGAGCAGAAAACCCAGTCGATTGGGTAGCGCCGGGGATTGCCCACACCGTGACGGTTGTCGGTGTGGCCGAAACCCCGGGCCTGTCTGTTGCAGACCCAACATTTCATTACCCCCCCTTACTGAGCCCAACTCGGTTTGCCCGAGACAGGTGCGCGATGCGTCTGTGTATGTGCCTGAGCGTGAGCGCTACCAGCAGGAGATGCTTGATAGGCTGCGGCAGGACGTTGTGCAGCAGATGTGGCCCCACGGGAGTAATCTGGCTGATCCGGCTCCACCGCCATCTTCACGACGTTGCGCAACTCACCGCGACCATCTTTTTCCACATCGATGCGCGCCACAAACTCAATGCCATCGAGCTCATTGAAGCCTTGGATGCGACGGGCGGCAGCGGCCTGCGGTGAGTTGTCCTGCGGCTGGATGTTGCGCGAGGAGTTGAGCACCGCACGGATGAAGGTGCGGCCCATGTTTCCCCAAGCGGGACCCTTTGAGCTGTGCAGACCTACGTTCGACCACATCTTGCGACGGGCATATTCACCATCCAGGATCACGAACTCACAGGCCAAGAAGATGCTGCCCGTCTCAAAGCTCTGAGTTGCATAGCCACCCGTCCAGCCTTGTGCTGCATCGTCATGACCACCGGGCTTGATCGTCATGCGCACCGGTGCCACCGTGCCCTTGGGGATCAGGTCAAAAGATTGTTGTTGTTCAGCGTCGTTGAAATCGTTCCAGGCGGACATGGTTTACTCCTTGATGTTTTGAGGTTGGGTTGCGGCTGCGCACTTTTCGATGAGCGCGAGCAGGTTTGGGGGTTCGAGCATTCCGAGCTGGCCTGAACGGTCTTTGGCTGGAAAGCCATAGGGGTTGAGCGTGTGCGTGACGAACGCGCGATACGGCTCGCCTTCATCGCTCTTGATCTCAGCGAGCGTCACGACCTCATCGACGATGCCGGGCAGTTCGGCTGCAGTCTTTGAGCCATCAATTTGCGGGACAAAAATCTTGCGATTGAAGTCGTCCAGTCGCTCGTCCAAGATGGCCACAAAAACAACGTGCTTGCCGCGCGCGTGTTGCAGGTGCATGAGCGCACCCAGCATTTCCGAACCCAGCAAACCATAGGCACCACGGGTGTCAGGTTTTCCAGTACGGTCGGAAACCGCCTGGGGTTGTGTCTTGGCCCAAATCAATGCCAGGCGCGCCAGCACTGTGATGCTGTCGACGAAGTAGCAGTCGTACTTGGCCAACTGAGCAGGATCACCATATTGTTCGCAGACATGTGCATAGTGGGCCTTTGAATATGGCGACTCCGGAGGCAGTGCAGGGTTGGGGCCAGCCAAGAACACAACCAGGTCACGGAATTCAGGCCAGGTGGTCGGGCGCACGCAGTCACCGCGCCAATCTTTAACAGCCAGGTCTCCGGCCTCGAGGTCGACGAACAATGTCTTGTCTTCAGGCAGGGTCTTGAGCTGGGTGGTCTTGCCGATGCCGCTCTTGCCGAGCAGAACCAACTTGACGCCTTTTTTCTCGCGCAGGCGCTGATCAGCGGTAATGATTGGAAGTCCCATCACGCCACCTCACGCAGTTCTTGAGCGACGCTCGGATTCCAGAGGATCTGGTAACCACTGTGGCCATTGCGCGAGTACGGCATCGCTTCTGCCCATGCCTCACCCGGTTCGGTCAGCTCCCACTCATCACGCTCGTTGCGCACCTGCAGACCCAGGTTGGCCAGGCGCAGGTTGGTGGTCTTGGCCGAGAGGCCGACCAGATTTCCCAGTTGCGTGGCATTGAGAGAGCAGATCGGCTCGTTGGCTGCGGGCAGCGCACGGCGCAATGTCTCGATGGCCAGGCCGGTGTTTTCATGAATGCAGGTCAGCGTGGCCGCCATGGCGATGCCCACCTTGACGCCAGGCACCTTGGCCACAGCTTCCCCAATCAGGAGCAGCGAAGTGACGCGGTCCTGGGTAGGTGCAGGCAACGCGGCAATGGCGGACACGGCATAGGAGCCTGTCTTGCGGATGGCAGGCAACACCTCGTGGGTGACCCAACGCTTGAAGCGTTTGGCTTCGGCCTTACGGCTGCCGAGCACCAAGGCATACAGCCCGGGCTCGTTCACCGTGGTCATTTCTTGGGTTCCACCAGGGGTGTGAATTGAATTCACCCCCTTTTCGTCGTCGTCCAGACGCTCGAGCGCCTTGCGATCAAGGCTGATAGTCGACAGCACGTCAGCTGCCACGAACCATGGTTCGCCTTGTGCGTCGGTGACCACACGGACCTGGCTGCCCTCAAAATCAAATGGGACAAGTTGCTGTTTCATGATCAGACCTCCGAGTCATGGGAAATGTGGAAAGAGGGCTTGCCTGCCTCGACCGTGCGGGCATCGGCGAATTGCTGCTGCAATGCGGGGGGCCAGTTCGTGTACCGAGATTCAGGCACCGACAACTTGACGTCGA